TCATTTCGGCAGGCCAGTCGTTCAGATGGCCAAGCTGGGCAATCTCATCCTTGCCGGTTTCGATCTGCTTGTCGGCCTCGGGAATATTGGCCGTGTTCTGCACAGCCGAATTGAATGAGATCGCCGAACGCGCTTCGGTCTGCTGCTTGTCGTAGCGCGTCGTTTCCTGATCGACATGCCGCCCGATTTGCCCCGTCCATTCGGCGGTGCGCTCGCCCATCGAGCGATCAAACATCTGCTGTGCAACCGGGTCTTTCAACTGCGCGCGCAGTTCCTTGGCTTTGTCGGCGAGGCCCTGCTGAAACTCCGGTTGCGCCGTCAGCGCATCGCGTCCGCCCTTGTTGTAGAACGCATCCGGCCCGCTGTAGCCGTGCTCCGAATAATACTGCGCGAACTGGTTATCCGCATCCTTCGCCGTCGCCGAGGCAAAGCGCATCTGCACTTCATGCTGGGCATCGGCCCAACGGCTTACCCCCTCGCCAGCATTCTGCATCCCGGCCCCGAGCGCCTGCAACCCGGTGCCCGAAGCATCGGGTGCCTGCAACTTCGCGCCCGTGACCTCGGCAAACCCGACGCGGTTCTGTTCGATGGGGACGGTGGGCAAGTTAACCGATCCCCTTGTTGAACTTGGGGCTCATCTTCGCAACCTGCGAAGCCCCCGACAGCGCGGTCCCGAACGTGTCGAACACGCCCTTGACCAGCGCGCCCGACGCTTTGGCCCGGTCCGCATTCGCCTCAGCGCCGTAGTTCCAGGCGTTGATCTCGTAGCCCTTGGTGCGCTCGTTGCCGCCCTTGTAAATCTGGCCCACGTCCTCGGCCCCGATCATCGCGGTATCGCGCTGCACGTCCAGAGCCGAGCCGAACGACAGGTCGACGCCGTTCGCTGCCATTGCCGCCTGCTGTGCGCCCTGCGTCTGCGCGATCTCACGATAGCGGCGCTGGGCTTCGAGGTTGGTATTGAGCAGGCTGTCATGCGCCTGGTTCAGGGTGGTTTTGCGGTTCTGGTCCGCTACGGCAGCGGCGGCGTGCGCCTGCTGCGATGCACCGATGGCACCGACCGCCGTGCCGACCGTGGACATGACGGTCGCAGCAATGGCGAGGGGGATGGCTGGAATGCACATATCAGCGGCTCAATGTGAAGGTGACGAACTCAGTCCCGGCGAACACGATCACCTCCCCTCGAATTGAACAGCCCCAACGCCTCAACATGCGGAGTGCGCGGTGATTGCCCACGCTCACTAAATTCGTTAAACATTGCGTTGAATCGAGCCACCGCTCCAGCACGCGCCGACCATACCGGATCATCGCGCGCGGGTGCCGGTAGATCGCGTCCGTTCCCAGCATCCACGGACGCCCTTGCCCGCCCAGCGCAGAGGTCACGACCAGCCCGAACATCGCTTCCGGCCTGCCATCGACCTTGACCGTCCATGCCTCGGACGATTGCCGGATCGATGTGCGCAAGGCCTGCTTCGGCGTGAACCCCATCGCGCGGCATTCCTCGACATCATCCGCGCGCATCCGGTTGGCGATCACCCCGACATGCGCGGGAGACGCCGGAACGACCGAGATCATCCCGCAATCGACGGATCGAGCATGATCCCGGTCACGGTCAGCGGCAGCGGATCGTCCGATACGACCGTGACGCTCGCCCCGCCCGTGATCGACGGCAGCAGGTAGGTTTCCTTGACGCCGGTTTGCAGCGCGTTCGGCTCGCCCAGCACTTCGTCCTGGCGGTTGCGCAGCGTCTCCAGCCTGTCCACCGATGGCCCGGCCTTGACCCCGCGCGAATCGATCAGGCGGACCAGCGCCTTGGCAGCGGTCTGCGGCTTGCCGATGGTCCAGCCCGACTTGCCCTCGAACGCCAGCGGCAGCGTCGTGATCGTCGCGGAGAAGGGCAGTCCCGCCGTCACTTTCGACGCGGTGAACGGCAGCGTCACCTTGCCGCCGACCACGAACAGCCCGGTCACGACATTGCCGTCAGCCAGCGCGGAGATGGTCTTGCCGTCGAGATGCGACAGGTTGTTCAACTCGGCCTGTGGCGGATCGAAGGCATAGGTAATCGCGCTGTCGAGAAAGCAGCAATCCTCGACCGCATCCCACTTCGCCGCAGCCATGCGCTCGATCAGCAACTTGTCATTGCGGCGCACGGTCAGATAGAGCCGATCCTCGTCGCCTTCGGAGATCACGCAGACCGATTCGACCAGCCCGTCCGTCTCGCAGATCGTCCAGCCCCACACCTGCTGCTCGCGCTCCCATGTGAAGCACAGCAGCGCGCCGTCCGACCGCGCGGCCCAGATCAGCGAGCGCGGTTCCTGCGCATAGGCCCACGACACGATGTCGAAGCCCTTGAACAGGTGCGGCGAGAAGATCGTCACGTCATTCGACTGGGTGCTGTCGGTCTGGAACTCATACCCGATCGCGCGCACGGTGTTGCCGACCGAAGTCTGGTAGAAGGCGTTGGCGTCGATCACCAGCGGCGACAGGCGCGAGCCGCCGCGCCCGTTCTGCCGCTTGGAGTTGAACGTGAGCGGGCTGATATAGCCGTCCTGCCCGCCCGTGATCTTGAAGATGCTGTCGGAGGTCAGGCAGAGCAGGCTGTCCATGCTCACCAGCTGGTTGACCGCATTGACCCGGCCCGCGACCAGTTTGAACGACAGCGCATCGGACGCGCGCAGCGGACGCGACGTGTCCATGTTCTCGTAATCGCCCGAGCGCGAGGCAAACACCCCGTTCGGCGCGTTGTTGGTGCGCCCCCACACCAGACGTTGCTCGAAGAACGAGACGGTCGAGGGATAGTCGCCCGCCGCTGCGAACGGATTCTGGCCTTGCGGCGGACCCTCGGCATAGTTCGGGCCGATATTGTCGTCCGTGAACGTCAGCCCGGTCGTGCCGCCGATATAGCCATATTCCCCGGTGTTCTGCGCCTTGTAGACCCGGTAGCGCGAGGCGTTGGTGACGGCAGACCATGCCAGCGCGTTGTAATTGCGCTTCAAGGTCAGGTCGTTGTAGGCCGTGTCCGAACTCGAAACGCGGCTCTCCTGGCTCGATATGTCGTTGTAGGCCGTGACGATGTATTTCGCATTTTCGGGGAAGTAGCCGTCGCCCGAATTGGCCGCGTCCGTGTTCGGATTGAACGCCGTCGCGGTGAACCCGGTCGGGATCGCAATCGTCGGCGTGAAGGCGATGTTTGAAAACGTCCAGTCGGTATGCGCGGCCCGCACCAGTTTGGTCGGCGCGTGGTTGAGGTGCGCCAGATACATGGTATCCGCCGATTGCTCGAAATCGACTTCGGGCAGTTCGGACCCGTTGAACGGCGAGCCGACACGATAGACCCGCGCGACGCTCAAAAGAACACCCTGAAATTGTAGATGTTCCAGCCACCAAGATAAGGCGGCGTCGGCGGCACAGCAGGCGGCGGCACGGGCGGCGGCGGTGGCGGTGGCGGCGGCGGTCCGGTGCGCTCGACCCCGCCCTCGTCAGTCGTCAACGCACCATAGGTCGAACTGTCAATATCAACGGTAAAGGTGTGTTCGTCATAAACAGCCAGCACCCGCCCGACTTTGCCGTTGAGATCGGTCGCGCCGTTGACGCCCTCGAAATAGACCTGATCGCCGACCGCATATTCGTGATAATTCGCGGTGATTTGCGTATAGCCGCCGCGCACGATTGCCATGATCGTCAGTTTGTCTTCGATCACCAGACCGCCCAGCGCCGCCACGCGCATGTAGCCTTGGCCCATCTCCAGCGCGTAAGTCTGCGAGAGCGAGAACTGGAACGGCACCAGCCGCACCCCGTCATCGTCATAGACCTCGGCCACCAGCCGCGTTCCGGGGCGCTTGGTGATGCCGCCATACTTGAGGATGATGACGTTCGTGGCCTTGCGCAGCGCCGTGCTGTAGGTCGATACGTCCATGCGCGCGACCAGCTCTTCGCTGATTTCACCCTTGGAGAAGTTCGGCTGATTGACGCGATACGGCATCAGCGGCGCGCCCAGGCAACTTCATCGAACGGCTCGCGGTTGATCTGCCGGTTCGCATCGTTGGCAGCCGCGTCCTGCAACGCGCGCTCGGCCTCTTGCAGCAGGTCACCCTTCATCTCGCGGCTGTCCCGCAGCGGAACGGCCAGATCGGCGGCAAGCTGTTTGCGCAGCGCCTTCTTGAAGGTCGGCGACATGACATCCTCGTCGATGGTCGCGAGGCCATATTCCGCCACCGCATCGGCGACGTTGGTGTAGAGTTTGTTGTCTTCCACGATGAAGTCGAGCCACCAGCGCGGCGCCTGCATCTGGTCATAGGGCCATCCGATGGGCGAGATCGTCGCGGTACCGGTCGGCAGCAGCCGCGCGACCGCCGCAGAGTTGTCGGGCAGCGCATAGCAATAGGCCCATTCCGTCGAGCGCTCGTTGTCGGACAGCAGCGCGAGCGCCGCAACCTTGGTGGCGAAACTCCACGGATAGCCGTCAAGCAGGCATTGCAGCGCCTCGGGATAATACCGCGCGCAGTGCTGTGCTTCGACGCTGTTTTCGGCGATTTCGGCAATGGCGGGCGCGCGCAGGTCGCCGAGCGCCAGATTGCATATGGAGATCGATACGGCCATGCAGCGGGACTATGCACAGCGCGCCAAGTGTTGAATCGAGGTTAGCGGCACCGCCTGCGATGGCGGATGATGAAGTCGTCGTCGTTCCCGCCCGCCAGCAGCGGCCCGCTCGCGCTGCCCGTGATGGTCGATCCTTGCCCCGTCAGCGCGCCGCTCGTCGCGTGGACGGCAACATGCGCCGCCGTGCCCGTGAGCGCCGCGCCGGGGCCTTGGAGCGCGCCTGTCGTGTCGTGCGCGCGGAACCGCGCCGCAGCGGCAATGATGACCGCGCCGGGACCAGCCAGGTCGCCGCTGGTGGCGTGGGTGACCGCGCCCGTACCACGCGCGGCAGAACCGGCGACAGTCGCGCCCGGCCCGACAATTGCGCCCGAGGTATCATGCGCGCGGAATCGCGCCGCCGAGCCGATGACGTTCGAGCCGGGGCCTGTCAGAACGCCGCTCGTCCCATGCACCGCGATATGCGCGGCTGTGCCCGCTACCGTTGCGCCTTGGCCGGTGAGTGCGCCGGTTGCGTCGTGGGTGGCGCTCGCGGCAATCAGGTCGTCATCGAACCAGCCCAGCGTTTGCAGGTCAGGGTCGAACCATGCCGCCGGGGTCAGGAGCGGGTCGAACCAGTTCACGTTATCGCCGCCCAGAACCGCCCGGAATTGTTAGACTGAGTGACTGCTGCCATCGGGCTGGGTAGTACAGTGGTCAGCCCGCTGGTCGATGCGCCCCGGTTGGGTTTTGTTGGGCCGACGTTGAAAGGGCTGCTAGTCAAAGTCGTGCACTTGAGCGTGACCATCGTGGTTGCGGTCATCATGAAGCATACGTAATACAGGCCGGTCTTGGGGACCGTGTAGGCCGTTCCCATCGCCAGCGTCTTGATGGTATTTGCCGCCCACGCGGTTGTAGTCTGGTTGGCGGACTGTGCACAAATATCAAGGTTTTCGTTGTACAGCGCAAAAAACCAGTTGGTCGGCGTGCCCGCCGCCGTCGCACCTGAAAACATGCTGATATTGGTGACGACCTGGCCCGCGTAGAGGATGATCCCGGTGGGATAGAGAATTCCTGTCAAAGGATTTCCGTTGGCTTCCTCGCACAGTTCACGCCCGACCGTCTCCGCAATCGTCCCGGTAATGCCCAGCCCGGCGTAAACGGGCGGAGGAGGCGAAGGATCAACATCCGCCCCGCTTCCGCTGATATGCCGCCATGTGCCGTCATCGGCCTTTGTCAGCCGCTCGCCCGCGTTCAGCGTGAAACCCGCCACGTCCACCGAAGTCGTGCCGTCGAAGTGCTGCACCTTGATCGCGTTGGATGAGGTCGCATGGTTGTTGGTGATCGTGATCGACTTGACGTTGCGCTGCGTCGAAGCGGCGGGCGATGCCACAACCGTCGTGGTGGCGGCGGTCGTGATCGCGGTGTTGGTCCGGCCCGGCACGCCGTTGCTGTCCACATAGTCTGACTGAACGCCGATGGTGGATACCGCCGAACCCGTCACCACGCGGATCAGGTCGGAAGTGGACGCGAGGAACATCAGGTAACAGCCGCCCAGAACGAATTGACGGAAACCGTGATCGCCGCCGCCGGGTTGGGCAATGCCGTGGTCAGGCCCGTCGAACTGGTCCCTTGCAGGATCGGGGCCGCGCCCGCCAGTTGCGCGCCGGTCTTGGCGGTGTTGCCCTTCAAGGTCGGTACCGTCGTCGCGGTCATGAAATAGCCGATGTAGTAGAACCCGGAAGTCGGCACGCGATAGGGCGTGGTCATCGCCAGCGCCTTGGCCGTGTTCGCGGCCCACGCCGTGGTCGTCTGGTTGGCGCTGGTCGCCAGCTGGTTGCGCGAGCCGTCGAACAGCCCGAAGAAGTAGTTGGTCGGCGTCCCCGCCGCCGTGGTCGCGCTTGACAGCGTGATATTGGAAATCAGTTGTCCCGCATAGAGGTAGACGCCCTGCATGTTGAGCGTACCCGACGCCGCCACCGTGGTATTGGTTTCCGGGATCAGTTGGCGCGGCATGGTTTCCGCCAGCGTCCCGGTAATGCCCTGGTTGACCGCGACCGGCCCGTTGTAGGCGTAAACCGCGCCGGTTGCGTCGTAATGCTCGACCTTGCCGTTTTCCAGCAACACGACACGTTCGCCCGCCATGATCGTCATCGCCGCAAGGTCAATCGACGTGGTGCCGTCGTAGTGCTGCACGGTGATAAAACACGCACTGGACGCATGGTTGTTGGTGATCGTGATCGACTTGACGTTGCGCTGCGTCGAAGCGGCGGGCGATGCCACAACCGTCGTGGTGGCAGCGGTCGTGATCGCGGTGTTGGTCCGGCCCGGCACGCCGTTGCTGTCCACATAGTCTGACTGAACGCCGATGGTGGATACCGCCGAACCCGTCACCACGCGGATCAGGTCGGAAGTGGACGCGAGGA